CTAGGCGATGTCAGCGGTTCTTACCCAGCTCATGATTTCTTTCAGTAAGACTTTACCGCTCCCAATCTGGTAAATAGTATAACTTTGATTTTTAACCCAATCCGGGATAGTTTCTCCCGTTGCGTAGGACTCAGCCGTGTTTTTTACTTTTACGACTTTTCCGACGAATAAGCCACTACCTGCGTCTGCTTGTCCCACAAGATCAGCGGTTCTTACCCAGCTCATGATTTCTTTTAGCAAGACTTTTCCATTGCCAACTTGCATAACTGTGTAGGCTCGATCTTTTACCCAGTCTGGGATAGTTTCTCCAGTAACGTAATTTGTCGCTGAGTTTTTGACCTTTACCTTATCTCCGGCTTTAACTCCACCTGTGCTAGGTGTTGGGGCTGGCTCTGGCTTAGGTGCTGGGGCTGGCGTCGGCTTAGTATCTACCTTGTGGCCCATTGACGCTAAGATACCTGGGTAGTCTTTGTAGGCAATGTTCATATCTGTGCGAGCACTAGATCCGCTTACGACTCCGTCGCTTGTGTACTGCCACATACCGCAGTCCATAGACGGCGCACTAATGCCCCAATGTGCCAGCCATGCGTCGATACTGTCGATTAGACCCGCGTTTTTTGCGCGTAAACGGTCGAACCAACTCTTGCTCATGTAAAGGGTAAGATAATCTCCTGCACCCTCGATCGTATCTTTAAAAATTCTGATTGTGCGCAGGTTTTGGCTATCGCCTACGCCATTACGCGCTTTCCAGCCGTCCGCGTCCTCCATGTCTAAGTTAAGAGGATAAGTGTAGCCGCCTAATTCGTGCGCTAAGGCTAAAAACTTAGTGGCCTCTACTTTTGCGTTAGCGTCATTGTCCGCATAAGAATAGTGGTATAAACCGAATGGCATACCTACTCTTTTACATTCGGACACATTACGACGCACTTTAGCGTCCTCCGTAAAATGCCCCCAGCTAGCGCGTAACATTGCAAACTCGATACCGCTATTTTTGATAGCCTCCCAGTTTACGTTACCATTGTGTTCGCTGATGTCAATACCTTTGTAACTCATATTAAAGTCCTCCTTTATCTTTCTCCGGATCTTCTTCCGGTAACTTCATCATTTCGTCGTAAAGAAACTCTCCGTGTCCATTTCCTCCATGGCTATGGTAGTATTTAAACTTCGCTTGTAGAGTTTCTTTGAGAAAGCCGGGCATATACCCTTTCGCGGAATATTCCCGGTGCATATCGTATAGACACTGTTTAATGTCGGCGATATTAAGCTCGATCATTTGGTTAATCTCTTTGCTTTGGATCCTGTCTACTTCCTCTAACATTTCGCGCCTTTGTTTATCAAGTGCTTTTTGTTGTTCGAGGTCTTTCTCTTTAAGTCGCATTTTCATTTTGCGGTTTTCTTGTAGTATCCATATTCCGTAACCTATGAGCCCAGTAGCGAGCGATGTCGCCACGGTAGTGATAAGAGCATCCATGGGTGGCTTACTCCTTTTTATCACTCACTAAAAGGATCGCCTGGAACGTCTGATATGCCTCAACTAAGTATTTTATTGCTGCTCTTCCAATAGTTGCTACGATAGCCACGACAGTAACGGTCTTTCTTACCTCGTCGGCTAGCTCTGGCACATAAGCGCTAAAGTATGCCATAATCGCGTCTACCGCTAATACAAGCATGAGGGTTCCCAAAACCAGCACTAAAGCCTTTTTGATTGATAGCCCAATCCTTGACTTGTCAAATACACCATGTAGCACCTCAATGTTTAAATATAAGGAAAAGAGCACGTTTGCTACAAACACAAGCAAATAAACACCGTAAGCGTATAGGACATTAAGCATATCTGCCGTATATAATTCCATACCATTACCTCCTATACTTTCTTAGGCGCTTTTTCGCCTGTGATTTCTTTGTATTCCTCCGCATTCAGCAGTCCGTGATTGTAATAAAAAAGCACGCCGTCTTTATCCAGCCTGCCGTCGTCATACAATCTTTTTAATCGTCTAAACATCATACTGCACCTCCCGTAGTAATCAACTCTGGCACAAGTACCAGTAGATCGTCGATAGCCGTATTTGCGTCAGCCACACGCTGAGAAAGGATAGCGATGTACTCGTCTTTTGAGTATTCTACTTCATCGTAGCTATAACCTTTAAAGCCTGGCATTTCCTCGCTACCTGGCTCGTCAATAGCAACAATGTTAGAGCGCACATACGCCCTTTCTTCTGTGAGCAATAACGGCTCTACATTTTCGTTAGCCGTTCTCACACCTCTTGTTTCTGTCATGTTTGTTTCCACCTTTCTTTTCTTGAGGATCATATAAGCTACGAGCGTACCACTCTTCGTAACTTATACGTTCTTTTTCCTCATCGGTTAGTTTTAGTATCTGTCTTTCGTAATACTCCCGCATTGACTCCTCAAGCGGTGCCATGTATTTCTCGTACAGCCTAAAACTGTCACAATACTTCAACCACCCTTTGTAACTGTTAAAAGAGCAATAGTCGGTATAAGAGATACGTCCGCCGTTTTCTATTTTCCTTTTTACGCTTCGCATTTTACGTTTTAAGTTTTTGGCTGTACTTTTACGCAAAAGCACGAAGTCCTTAAAAACCCGATAACCTAAGAAGTCAACACCTCTTATATTCGTAGGGAAAACTTGCCAGTTATCCTTTACCGTGATACCGAGTGTTTCGCTAGCATAAGTGTTTATTTCCTCATAAAGATCATGCAGAAACTCCTTGGACTCGTGAAGTATAACCATATCGTCCATGTACCTAAAGTAATGCTTGATACGTTTATCCTCTTTTAGCCAATGATCCAGAGAAGAAAGATACACGTTTCCGCTATATTGGCTGATGTAATTTCCTATAGGTATGCCTATTTCTCCCTCCGTACTGTCGATAATCTCGTCCAAAGCCCATAGCAGATCCGGGTCCTTAAACCGACGCCTATAGGCTTCTTTGAGCTTTCTGTGTGGGATAGATTGATAATATTTTTGCATATCCAATTTTAAGCAATACTGCGTACCTTGTACGTCGTTATTGAGCTCCTTTTTGAGTTTGAGTAGGGCTTTGTGCGCCCCTCGCCCTGGTATCGCCGAGTAGGTATCGTTTGTCAGCCCTTTGATAAGTATAGGCTCAAAGATAAGCATAATAGCCCACTGCACAATACGATCGGGATAATAAGGTAGCTTGTAAATAAGACGTAGTTTATTTCCCTCTTTACGCTCAAATATGGTATATTCGGACGTTTTAAATGTCTTGTTCAATAGTGTTTCTCGTATCGCTGAAAGATACTTTTCTGGGTCTTGATCCACCATTTTAACCTCGCGATAAAATGCCTTGCCTTTACGCGCTTTCTTGTGTGCTTTGCGTAAGTTTTCCATACTGCATATCTCGCTCCACAGATTTCCATATCTTTTCATTTAGACGTGATAATTCCTTTCTCTATGTGCAAATGGCCGAGCGTTCGATCCACCGTAAGGCGAACTACTAACACGGCCCTTTTTCTTTTTTGTGTTTTGCCAAGAGGCAAGGCACAATGTCTTTTTAGCCCGCATTTTGATTTTATTACTTTTGCACATTTTGCACGTGGGCGCTGATGTTACGATTACGATTAGACGCTGCATTATTCAAATTCAAATAGCCCGCTCCGGCTTGAGAGCTGTTATTCCAGTTGCCGCTGAGCAGAGCCGCCGAAGAGGCGCACAGCTGAGATCGAGACAATATGCCTATAAATTTGTGAGCTGCTTAGCTCGCTTGTTTAATCTTCCGGTTTATGGGATCCATTCCCGGCGGGCACATAGAGCACGCGGGCGCTGAAGGTACGATAACGAGCAGACGCCGCATCATTCAAATTCAAACAGCCCGCCCCGGCCGGAGAGCCGTGATTCCAGCTGCCGCCGAGCCGAGCCGCCAGCCAACCTTTGTAAGAAGTATTACGATAGAAGTAATCGCATAAGCCCCAGTTGTCGGCTGCCTTAGTCTCGGAAGCGATAAACATAGCGTCCATGTCTCCGTTAGCTTCATAGCAGAACGCACTTACATAGCCCTCCGTTTCAGCCACGGAGGCATTGAATTTTTTATATGGGTCAGTGCCGATATTGTCCGCATATCCATGATCCGCATAATAGATTTCATGAACATGGTTAGCAGAGTCTCTATTTACGTTAATACCCTCCAACCATTTCCAGATATTACCCCATGTATTTTCTTCCCCACGATATGACACTGATACTTTACCATTAGTCCCCTCAGCCATACCAGAGGCATTACCTAAGCCTGTTGTATAGCCAGTCTTGAGCGCGTAATTGACGCTATCTTCAACCCACGGTAAGTCTACTACTCCTCTACCAATCATTTTTTGAGTGTCAAAGGTGTTATATTCAATTAAAAACAATAGCAAACTGGAGTAAGCAGCGAAACAGTCTCTTAGCTGCCAACCTGCTCCCCTTTTTTGTGCTAGTGTTCGGCTATTGGTTCTCGTTAGGTTTTGTGAAGATCCGCTCGCGGGTTTGGCATTTGCGATAGACCCGAATACATCTGCGGAAAAATCGGCCACCTGCTCGTCCTCAAGTAGATATTTGCCTGTGGACGTATCAAAGATACAAGCGTCATATGCGGATAAATAAATAAACTCTTTTGTTTCTCCATTTCGTACAAAAGCAGGGTGTACCTTAAAGCCTGGTTTTGGGGCTTCGCTGATATATGCCCTAAACTTACGCATATGATAGCCCTCTCCATTTGCTATAGGATCTAAAGTCAGTGGTACAATCTTATAGTAGTATTTAGGCTGTTCTACCATTACCTGCGCAATCGTTCCGGCTGGATAAGTTGTACCGTACTTGGTAATTGCAGCAGTCGTTTTTCCAGTTTCGCTATAGCCTGCTTCCCCCCTATAAGCGAGTACGGTACCGTCGTCTGCAACATTACAACGACGTCGTTTATAAGGCAGGATATTGTCAAATGAAGCCCCAGGAGTTAGGTTTTTAGACGCACCTAAGCGCGTAAACTTACGATTAGGTAAATCTACCTCCACACCGTAAACGCTGTCGTCTGTAAGCCCTATGGCGTCCTTGATAACATTGATCTGATCCTTTACTCCGTTAAGCATACTCACGGTTGCATAAGCGCCAGAGTCCACCTGCATAGTGACATTAGCGCTATTGCCTACCTGGATAGTTAAGCCCACCTCTAAACTTGAGGCGTTAAGGCCGTTGTCTGCCGGAAACCAATCCCCCGTACCCTGCTTAACTGGTGCGATAGCGTACAGGATCTCTCCGTCTGTAGGATCCGTCGCATAGAAGCCAAAGCACCCTACCTTGTAGCCTGTTTTAAGATCCTTATTACTTACGGCTGCCGTAATATCAATGTAGACTTTATCTCTAATTTCTACGTCGGAAATAGAGGTTTCCTGCTTGATGTCTGGTAAGACTGTAAGAGCCTCAAACACTGAGCTAGCCGTACTGTCTGCGTACTCTTTGCTTGACACTTTCATTTTTGTAAATGAGGTGTTTGTACCCGCCCCTATCTTAGCCATAAGGGCTCTACCTTTGTTTGTGATATAAGTTTTATTAAGTTCCATGTGGTCCTCCTAATTTTTTACGATATGAGTTTTCACTACAGCCATTGCTGGGCGTAGCGTCTGCTCTGTTTTAAGTCTTTGGATCTGGCTATCTGTAACCCGTTTTATGCTTGATGTTGCCGTGGTGGCTGCTGGATACATATCTAGCGATCCGTTAATTGTTTCGACAATAGCGTCCAGGACACTTTTTTCAATCCTTACACTCATCGTCGCACCAGGTAAGGCAGTTAAGGTAGTTTTCCCTTTAGGCGTTATTCCGTCTACAACTCGGTAGACGTGTCTAAACTTAGTGGCCGCCGCGAAGAATGTACCACCCTCGCTTTTTGCTGGTAAATGGTTATGGATATAAAAACCTATGTGTGCTGGTAGCATAGTGTATAAAAGATCGTATAGCACGTCTAACATACCTTTTTTACCTATGCGGACTTTTAGATCCATATAAAAGTTATCTAGGTCGCTAGTTATGGTAAACTCGCCATTGTCGCACATTTCTATAAGATTGTTTCTAAGCACTCTAATAGTGAAAACCGTTGACGTAGTCATTTTCGATAGGATCCTCTTACGCCTTGTCTCAAGATCTATAGACGCGTCCGACACAAGGCCTAGCATACGTTCAAAGCGTGCTACACCTTGCTCGTTCGCTGTTTGTGCGAAGTTGTTCGCAAGAACCTGTAGCAGTTCCTCTCTTATATGACCGAGCATATAAGAGATAGCGTCCGCCAGTATGTCGATTTCCCTAACACCGTCGTAGCAAGGTGGCAGGTAGGTTTTAGGATCTAGTATGTTATTAGCCATTTATACTAATCGCTCCCAAGATAGGTAACTCCTGTAGAGCCCCAGTCTCCTTTAAGACTAAATCATTCGCGGAACCGTCTATTTTTACGTCCGATATATTAGCTACGCCTAAGATACCAGAAACGGCTACGATAATACGTGATGTATAAACTATAGTGTCATACGTATGCGTTGTCTCATTTAAGACGCCCCATTCTTTCCGCATTGTTATAAAGAGTTTCTCAAGTTCAGCTTTAATGAGTGGCTCTAGCTGTGCTACTGTGTAGCCGTTCAATACCTGTAATTTAAAACTTATAGGTATTGAACGCTCTACTGGAGTAGTTACGTGCACTGTATGAAAAATTGGCGCCATGCCTAGTCCGGTACCCTGGGACCCGTTGATTTCTGGGTCTATAATGTCCTGTAAGGTCTTGACAAGATCGGCACTTATTTTTCTATAACTTGGTCCGACGATAGATAGTAATACGTGTCCGGACTTAGGATAAGCCCTATGGACTTGTACTTCCCCTACACCGTCCAATTTTTTTACTTCTTCGTCGTATTGCCCCACGTTTCCACCGAAAGAGTTTCGTTTAAAAGTGTCGAGGTATCTTTTCTTGAGATCCTCATCGCTTTCCACGTCTCGCGCCTCTCTGTAGTCTCCGATAACTTCCGCGGTGGCTAGGGTGTCAATGTAAGAGATCGGTATTAGCGGTCCGTAGTAACTATTTCCGACCGTCCCAGCCGTTTCGCACTCTAGCATATACTCGCCAGGTGTATCCATAGGACCGACAACCGAAAAGATTAAACCGTCCGCAGAGTCCACAGCAGAAAAGCGAGTGCCATTAGCTATGCCAATAGCCGCACCTTTTTCTGTGGTAAATCTACCTTTTTTTATTGCCTTAGTAGCAGGATAGCGCGTTATGGCTTTCCCAGCTACTAACATATCGGCATATTCCCCGTAGGTTGTTTCTATGTAAGTTGCGTCCTCAATCTGGGCGCCCTCCATAGCGACATATAAAAGAGGATTTGCCGCAGAGGCGATAGTGTCATAGATAATAGATCCAGTTCGGCGATCAAATTCGGCCGGCACCTTTTCTAGCCCCATTTCTATTAGCCCCTGTAAAGTTAAGTTCTTTAGACTCATTTTTTAATTCTCGCCTCCGTTCCGATTTCGATGTCCCCATACAGGGTCGCAACCGTAAAACTTAGTGTAAGCATATCGTTTGTAGGATCGCCTACTTTAAAATCGTTGACACTGAGCACTCTTTCGTCCTGTAGCAACGCGTCCGAAATAGTTCTTTCAATGTCTGAGGCAATAAAACTAAAAGACTTGCCTATAAATCGGTCTAATTCAACACCATAATTTATACCCTCGTCTGTACCATATACAGGATAACTCGCACGCTCTGTAGAGAGTATCTTATATATCGCCTGTCTCATCGCCTCTCTGCCGTCAATTACGCCCGTTATACGTTTCGTATCCGGGTCAAGCCTATATGTCTTAGACGGCATGAGTTCATCGTCGTAATCTGCTACGACTTCTGCTATGGCTGGTCCTGGCATGATACTTTAATATCCAATCTGTCGCGGTATAGGATCATATAGGCTTGACCCTCCGCAACTCTTAGCATTACTAACTTGTCGGCGACTTCCAGATCGCCCCAAAGGGTAACGCTTATCTTGTGCCCGCCTGCTTCTCCGCATTCGGCTGTTGGCTGAATACTAAAACCCCCCGACTCTTTGGTTTTTAGATTGCTAATTGTTTGGGATCCTGCGTCGCTAGTATCCTTTCCGTCAAGTTTGTGCTTATGATCTTTTAAGGTAATATCAGCAATGCCGTGAGAATGGTTCTCCTGTGATACTTTGCTCACAGAAATACCGTGCTGGTGTGAATTTATTGAAATATTGAAACCTGCCTTTTTACAAAAGGGAGAAAGTATAAGAAACTCCTCCGTCAGTTCCAGGCGATTGTCTACAAGAACCGTAAGAGGACTTGTACTTTTTACCACGCCATATACAACGTCTGTATTTTTTGTGGCAGGGTTTGCTTTCTTACTTACTTGTTTCATACACTGTATAAGTTTATCTCCTGCTGGCATTAGATAAGCACCTCCAGTTCCATAGTGTGAGTGTCATTTGTGATTTTGTGCACGCAACTACTACATATAACATATTGATTATACGGCACTACTGTTTTTAGGTCCTCTATGAGTAAAACGAAACTACGCCCTGCTTTAACTTTAAAATTTCCAACACAGGTAGGTAATTTAAGCGTTCTTTTTGGCTTATTGTAATACTCTAATAGTGTTGCTGCTCTTGTGCGTATTTGCGCGTCGTTCATGCTCTCCTGGACTGTTTCATAGTATTGTAATGTGCCCCACCTATCAATATTTGTAGAGTCTTTCTGTATATAGATCTCTCGTTTCTTTGTTTCTTTATTTTCCTTAACAAGTTTGACCTGGTTATACGTGTCGCTGTCAATACTTGTAGTATAGGAAAAAGTAGACATAAGAGACCTATCGCCTATGGCTAGGTTAGTGCGTTCATCATATAGATCTAAAAACTCAAGCACTCCCCAGTTATCCCGGATAAAGTACCACAGGTTAGTATCTATTAAGGTCTTATCTAGCGCATAAGCGATCATATCTGCATACGTTTTGTTGTCGTTCACACGCTTAGCGAGTATATGTGCACTTTTGGCTACTAACTTATACTTGAGGTTATATCCCTCACATATCTGCTTAAATATATCGCTAGCGGTTGCATTCTTTGTAATAAGTGTGTCTTTGCATTGTAAATAACGGATCTGATCGTAAGCTGTTATCTTACAAGACCTGTTTTGGTCTACATCAAATTTAAAGACATACCCGAAAAAAAGTTTTTCGTTTTCGACTTTTACAGTAACCAAAGCCCCAAGAGCAACCCATTCTAGGCTATCTAACGGCTTTAGATCAAGAGTAAGTTTTCCGGGTTTAATTTCTAAATAGGTCGTGACCTCAATAGAGTTCACGACCTGCGTAATGTTTAAAGCTATAGGCTTTCCGTTCTTTGTTTCCGAATGCTGTATAATAACTTCTACTTTGTCGGTTTTCATTACACTACTTCCACCGCCGAAGCCAGTACCCAACCCTGCCAGCCACCGGACATAGTCGTAACGTGATATGGGTGCGATCCGCTCTTATTTATAAAGTTGATTTTCCCCCGAAAGTTACGCCTCCATTGTCCAGGACCCGCACCGTATGAGTCTCTATGCAACTGCCCATTTACTATTACCGTACAGCCTGCGTAAACTGATTTCTTAGCAGGCGGAGAGGGTGCAGGCTTGGTAACGCTAACACTCGTATTTACGTTTTTAGTCTTAGGTCTGCCAGAGCCATAGTCAGTTATCTTAACCTCTTTGACTTCATATGGTTGGTATTCTTTCAAACCCAATTTATAGTATATCTCTCCTTTGGGTCCAGCGTGGACGCCATACTCAAAGGTTTCTACACCACATAGGAGGTTGATTTTAGTATCGGAAACAATAAAGCGACACGGTTTTCTTGCTTTCCGTATCGCTTCGATAAAGTCTATATAAAAATTGGGGCTCTTAAAGTCCCCTTTCGTTAAAACATAACTTGCGTCCTTACTAGCAGGAAAGAAACAGTCAAACTCTAGCGTAGCCAGTTTCGGACGTTTAAGCATATTGATTTCTCCAAGTGATACGATCTCCGTCGTTTCGTTATTCCCGTCCCGGCAGAGGGTTATCTCTTCCGGGTTCACGGGAAAAGCGATGACGCGGTTATCGTATTCCATAAACATTTCTACCATGCTATCACTCCTCTAGTATAGTTTCAGCCAGAGCTTGCTCTGTCATATTTTCGATTGCTTCCATAATCTTATCGACGTCCGCATTTTCGTGTACGTCTCCAAAGGTTACGGACATATTAGGCTGTAAGGTCGTAAATTTATTGATATACTTCGTAGAGGCTATATCCTTGAGCATTTTTATGTCCTCGTCGGACAGTTCCACGTCGTCCTCAATCTTTTTAACCTTGTCTATCTTACCGCCCGCTATAGTAGGGTTACTTGCGGAGTCAGCGAGTGCCCCTAACTGATCGCCTAAGTCGGACATATCTGGGATACCGAGATCTCCTAAGCCATTAAACCAGTCGCCTATATCACTTTCGACACCAGCGCCCCAGTTATAGCCGTTGTTGAAAGAGTCCCCTATATCCTTGAAACCTCCGTAGTCTAGGACGTTATCGTCCCAGCCTGTAGGTTTTTCTCCGATCCAGGAGTCTACATCGTTCTTAGCACTTTGCAAGGCGCTTAACTGGCTAGATAAGGCGCTGTCTGTATAAGTCATTTCATCGACTTTACCAATATCTACGCCAGGTAGTTTATTAAGCAAGTCGATTAGATCATTTACCGCACCTATCGCCTTATTAGCCGCCCACACAAACGCATTGGCTAATGACGTTGCTAAGTCGTCTACGCTCTCTACGCCACTTATGCACATATCCAGGATACCCTTGGCTATATTCCCTACGGCTAACTTGGCTGCATACTCTGGGTTGTTCCATATACGAGCAAACCAATTTATAAACCAGGCTATCACATTGTAACAAGCCATAAAGATATTGTAGATAATTGCACCTAAGGCGAAGAAAACACCAGCCACGATACCCGTAGCACTTATAGAAGTACCCGCGAACATGTTCAGCGCTCCTACCACAGCATAAATAAGCACGATAAGAGCGATTATAGCCAATATGATCCAAGTAATAGGGCAAGCCAACAACGCAGCGTTAAGCCCCCACTGGGCCGCAGTTTCAGCGAGAGTAGCGTCGCTCGCTAACCACATCGCCGCCATTTTGATATTTTCCGATAGCGCATGAGCGCCATTGGCAATCGTTGAGGCAACTGTGGCGATCTTACAGGCTATCAATGCGGCCGCGTATAGACCAAAGGCTGTCGCTAGTCCAATAGCAATAGGGGCTATCCAACTAAGGTTACTGCGCAGAAAACCAAGTGCCTCGCTCAAGAGTTTAATCGCTCCAATGGCAAGGTAAGCGGCTCCAGTAATTACCCCACCTATTGCGTCTGCGATGATTTGTATATCTTCGCCGTTTATCATTTCTGAAAAGGAGTTTGACACTGCTTGAAATTTTGCGGCGGCCTCATTTTGTATAAGGTTCATTGCTTGTCCGAATGTCATAGGCATTTTGGCAAATTGCGCGTTTACTTCGCCTGCGCAGTCCACCATGGCTCTTTTAATGACGTCCGCGGTAATTGCACCGTCGGAGGACATTTCTTTCAGTTTAGCTCTTGATACGCCCATTGACTTAGCTATTGCGTTTGCTAACATTGGTGCGTTTTCGATAATGGATCTAAACTCATCGCCCTGTAGACGTCCAGAGGCTAGGGCTTGGTTTAACTGATACATAGCCGCACTGGCTTCTTGCGCCGATGTACCGGAAACAACAAACATCTTGTTTAGTTGTTCCGCAAATGCGATAGCCTCATCGTTAGACTTAAAGCTGTCGCCCGCCAGCAAGTTAAGTTTTGCTACTGTATCGGCTAAATCTTGGTAAGATCCTCTCGACCTATTAGCCGCTGCCATGATCTTACCTTGTAACTCGGCTGTTGTTTGTGATCCGTCATTTATATTATTTAAACGAGCCTGTATCTGGCTTAGATTATCTAAATAAGCAGCGGATCCACTTACTGCCGACCATGCTTGGCGAGCAAGACTGAGACCTGCCGTAAAGTTTAACAGCCTCATGCCATTTCCTGCCCGCTGAGCAGTTTCTCCCACATCGCCAAGGTTCTTCTCTAACTGCTCGGCCTCTTTATTTGCTCTGTCGAGCTGCTCTTTCATTTGTTGACCGAAATTATTCGATCCTAACTGTAGAGCCTGGTAATCTACTCCTGCAAGGGCCTTAGTTACTTTGAGCCCCTCTACATTTACGCCAGCCGCATTTTGTTTAGCCTGCGCCATTGCTGCAGAAATAGCTCTACCCGCATAACTGCCTTGACTTCCAGCAGTCATAAAAGAGCTTGCTAGATCATTTGGCGCTCGTATTCCGTTTATGGATCGCTCCAATTTTTGCGCCGCTGCGTTAGCTTCCTCCGCCTCTTTTGTAAGAGGGGCAAAGATCCCCTGCGGTGTATTGGGCGCGATAAACATACTTGCCGGAGGTGTTCCTGCGGTCTGGGCCGTAGAAACTCCAGACGTAACGGCACTTTGAGCAGGCATAGCACTTTTGTTCAAAGCGTTACTCTTTGCAACGTCCACAGATACATTTACGTGCTTATTGTTCAAAGTGTCGAGTTCGTTCTGCATTTTTATAACGTCATTTCGCGCTGCGTTGATTGCGGTCTGTGCTTGCTTAATACCCGTAGTATCTCCCATAACACCCGTGCTCGCTTGATCCACTGCCTCCATGACCGTTAGCGTTTTTTGCATTGCGGTTAGCATTTTATTAAATACGGGCGACATACGATCTTGCATGGTTATAGCATTTCGTATAGTTGCCATATCTTTTACCTCTAATTACCCTTTCGGGCTTTCTTTTCTTCCTTTGCGATTTCCTCAAGAAAAGCGATAACCGTAATCTTTTCCCTTAGAGAAAGACTCATGTACTTACTCGGTTCCCAGTTAAAACGCTGGAGACACACATATGCGTACCAAGTATCGGGGTCTTTCTCTTTTAGGAGTTTTTTACTTCGTCTTTAAGCTCCTCGGTGTCTTTGTCAAAACCGCTTAACTCCTGGATAAAGGTAGCCAGGTTAATAATTTCGCCAGGACGAAGTAATTTCTTAACAGCCTCTTCTGGAGAAATGACTCCCGCTTTTTTAACGAAGTCCGCCGCTTTGAAATTTGGACTTACGCAGCTTTCAATAATCATACCGATATTAAAGCCCATGCTGTCATAAGTGATTTTTCCCTTACGATATGTTTTAGTGTAGCGTTTCTGTAGGGCTTCGTATAAGTCCGCGTCCATTGCCTTGATTTTAAAGGTAAACGGGATACGGTCAGAGATTTTAACCTCGTCCACTAAGTCCACAGGATTATTAAGCAGAAACTCTTCTAGGCTTCCTGCTTTGTTTTCGTTTACTTCGATTTCTTCGTTTGCTTTATTTGCTTTATTTGCCATTTTATGGTCCTCCTTATAAAAAATCAAAGGCTCGTAATTTACACGAGCCTAGAAATACGACGGTTTTTTAAACGTGTTTAGCACGTCCATGTCGCTAAAGGTAAAGTCGAAATCTTCCTCTAAAGCTGCTGAGTCCGTGTCAAACTTAGCCAAGAGGATCTTATCCATGTTACAGCCCCTTAATACGGTAGTTTGTTTTCCTACTGAGCTGTTTTTATCCTCATTTGTGATAATCATGTCGAAGTCGAAATCTTTACCCTCTTTTGCTAATCTTTGAGCCAGCACGACGAACATAGAGGACATATGATAAATAGTACAGCTTCCTGTACCCTTGATCGTTTTTAGTTTGCTCTGTTCCCAGTGTGACCCAGCCACAGGCAACGCCTCTTTATTCTTTTCGAGGAAGGCTTCTACATTCTTTACCTGGAATAGCGTTTCAAGATTTCCCTCAAGTTCAATTTGTACGAAACCCTGCCCGCCATTGACGGTATCTTTTAAATCTAAGATAGTCATGTTTGCACCTCCTTAGTTTACGGATACAGTCATGTATAGCTTTTCCATGCTATCCAATGGCTGTATGGCTACGTTTACGACGATTGAGTCGATACTATCTCCGTCTAAGACCTCCACGTCCTCACTTGTAAAGTTTTGGATCGCTTCCATGTTTTGGAGTTGAGTAAAATACTTAATAATTGCCGCTTTAAAAGCGTTTTTCCCTGCTTCGTTACGTGTTACTTTGCCCAGGAAACTGTTTTCAAAGGTAGAGCGGATAGTGTTCGCTACGTCGTCTAGTGTTCTTACCACTCTGTTTTTTTTAAAAGAGTCGCTTTTATCTGCTCCGACATTCACTAGAGTGTTAATGTCAGACTCAACTACGACGGCTCCGTCTTGACGATAGGAAAGCATAAAACAGCCAGACATTAGCCCGGCTTCGATTTCTTCGTCTGTTTTAGGATTGATAATCTCCTGTGCACCTGTAATCACTCTGTATGTGTTAGATTGATTGATAGGCGTACCTGCTGCCATTCCCGCTACTGTTCCTACAAAAGCGTCTATGTCTACCGTTTCGGCTTCTGTTCTGTATCCTTGGTCTACAGATATAACGCCCTCACAATCGGCTTGTGGGTAGTTGTTTACGACTGCAAACACCTTTTTCCCTGCGTCTCGTAGGGCTTTGATGTAAGTAGCCACCGTCCCATTAAGAGCCGCACCGTCCAGCCCGTATAAAGGTAAGCCCACGGCATTCCAAGCCTTTGACTTAATAGCTGCCAAAAAATTAGACATCGTGGACGTTGTGACAGAGGAGTCCGTTCCGCCGGTTAATTTAGTGCCGGCATTTACTTTTAAGGCACCCTGTCCCTCAAATGTCACAAAGTCGTTAGCCTGTAATTCTTCGATTGTACTTACTACCTGCTTGTCCTTGGTAGACGCTTCTAGCATTGTTACGACTTCGTACTTATCCTTTACGCTAGTAGAGTTTACCGCCACCGTAAGGCTGTTGCCCTTAGTGCCGCTGTACTTCGCCGTAATCTTTAGAGCAGTTTCTCCCGTTCCAATCGTAGCGCTTGCTTTAATACCGCCTGCCGTCAAAGAGTAAATCAATGCTTTAGACGCGTATTTCATCGCTTCGATTAGCGGTTGTACTGCTGGGTCGTCGATTGAGCACCCTAATTTCTTAGTGAAAGTGCCGTCGGCGATTTCTGTTGCCGTAAGCTCGACGACTTTATCGTCTGGACCCCAGCCTAGTGCTAGGGGCAAGGCGACGATACCACGATCACTCGCGGCGACGTTTGCATTTCTTACGGCCTTGATATTGATATATGCTCCTGGTCGGTTCTTTGTTTGACCGGTCCAAGTTCCTGCATTAGCCATTACCTTTTACCTCCTGTTTTTCTTCTATATCCTCCATGTAGGGATCCTGCTCTGTTACTATGCGTTTCCTAATTGTGTAACGCAGTAGCATGATAAGCGATCCGTCGGAGGTTTCGTAATCTGCCGACTCTGCTCTTGCGCTAAAATCTTCGTCGCGCACAAAGTCTAGTAGATCCTGTAACTGCCCTCCTATGAGGTCTAAATGAGTGCTTAGCTCATTCTCTGGCAGTTTGTTATCTGGCCTATATCGGACTTCGACAATAAATGACTGGCTGTATAGATCCATGCCTGCGCTTTTTTGTCCTACCGATAGATACCTAACAAAAAAAGTCGGGGCCTTTTGGTTGCTACCCGACTTATCTTTCAATATAGTGCAATGCGGAAACTCTTCTTTAAGCAGTTTCGTGATTGCCTTTTTAAGTGATATATTGCTATATTCCATTTACTGCACCCCGTGCTTTCTCAAGAAAAGTATAAATTCTTTCTCAAAGTCTGCGGGCATACGTTCCTCCAATTTTGCGATACTGATTGTAGCCATAAAATAGCCCTCGACCCATTTATCGCGCTTTTTAGTTGTATGTCCGAGTTCGACGTAGCTCGCATAATCGGCGTCATTGACGAGTGTAAAGCCTAGATTACCGCTTGATAACTTATAGACTTTGGTTATGCGCCACCTGCCGCGTAAATGTCCCGTTTTAACAGGAGTACGGTCTTTCGTAGCACCCTGTACCCACTTCGCCTCTTCAAGCAAAAAGTCGATAAGAAATGCCTCAAAGTCCTTAGCCATATTGGCGTAATTGTCGCACATTTTGGCAAAGTCCTTATGGTCAAGCATTTGTTTTCTCCAAAAGGACGACTTCCTGCGCCAGATCATATATAAAAGGCTTTCCTGCGCGCCCCTCGTAAGTTTGCACTTTTACGCCTCCTAGATATTGGTCCGCGATAAGTTTATCGCTCTTCTTTACTTCGATGTGCGGATCAAGAAAAAGTTTTACCCTCATATAGCACTCGTCTACATCGGGCGTAACAGTATCGCGTTCATCGGGTTTAAGCATAGATATGCGGCACGGTATATCGACTAACTCAGGAGATGGGTCTTGCGTTTCTCCTGTTGTTCCGTCGTCGTTGTCGATCTTGACGTACCGTATAATCGTGAGTTTATCTTTGTAAGTATTGCTTACGTATTTACTAAGTCTCATCGCCAAAAAACCCCCTTATAGGGAGCAAGGTCTTTTACATACTTTTTGACAACGTCGCTCACGTTTTCGCATACTTGACCCGCCGCTACGTTTAACTCTATAGTTGTGTCCCCTTGCTTAATGCTTTTAACCTTTGACTCGTCTATTTCGACGTCCTCTTCCGGAGGTGTAGGGTTTAGCATATCGTAAGTATCGGATACAATGTCAGCCAAGGTATATCTAAGATCATAAGGCAGGTTCCTAAGTCTGCAATAACGACTAACTACAATCGCCACGCGTTCGATTGACTCGTTAAGATCTTCCGGTTTCAAATTTTCTTTGCCCGGTTTTTTTATCACGATGTCGATTATAGAGTCTTTTAACTCTTTAGTTACCACCTTGTGCCTCCAATGCCTCTACCACCAAGTTCACAAGATCTTCATGTTTAGTGTTGGCATATTTAGGGATACCTAGCTCTTTTGCTTTTTGTTTAAGGTCATTGTAAGGCAACAAGCCTACACGAGCCGCCAAAGGCATAGCTGCGTTATCGTCTATGTTCACTGGCGCGTCGTCCTCATCTGAAAAGTCGTCAAGATCCTGCGGATCCTGTTTAGTGTCCGGAAGAGTTGGCGCCTCTAACTCTGCCATAGTGGCTTTATCGTTGATTACCGTTGGCTCTGCGGACTGTTTAGCCTCTTCGGGTAAATACCCTTGCTCCTTATAAAGAGCGTCGTAGGCGCGTACTGAGGCAAAGATACGGCGTCCATTTTTTACATAGATTGGCATTGTGTCGTCCTCCTGTTATTTTACGCTGATAACAGCTTTACCTGCGCGCACTGCTTGGCCTGTAGCGTCGATTTCCGCAACGATGATAACCTCTCCGGACTCTGCTTCAATTTCTGCTTTTCCGTCCCATGCTTTCCAGCCGTCTGTTCCGTCGGCTAATTCTTCATGGTACTTAGGCATTGTCAAGGAGTCCCCGATAAGGTACAACAAAGTATTTCCAGTAGTGGCCTCTGCACCTACGATAACGGTTTTGCCTGCTACAGATACGCTAGGATAAGACGCAATAGACATAATTCCTAATTGCCCTGGAGTCGTGTCTTTCGTTGCCAAAATAGCAAACGCCTTTTCATTTACAGGTAAAAACGCGAAGCGTGCTGTAACTTTAAGGGCGATCATGTCCTGCTCTGCTAAGCTCAAAGGCTTTCCGTCAGTCCATAAGGTATCTTGTAAGGTTGCCTCTTTTAGCACCTCATACTCTAAGCCTTGGTAAACACCTACCAATGACTTAGACCAGTCTCCGGCAAATAACTGAGCCTTTTCACGGTCAAATGACGCTTTACCTTTAGCAAACGTAATAGGTACGTTGTAAAACTCCCTAGTGTTTGTACCGTCAACGTATAACTGATTTCCGTCTCCATCACGTAGTTTACGCAAACGGTTTTTAATTCCGGTATGCGCAATGAAGCCCGTTACGTCCATACCCTCGTCCTCGACCAAGGCCATAACGTCGGATACGTCTAAATCTAGTGCGCCATTGGTCCCGTCAACGATATACATACCGTTCTTGACTGCGTTATCATAGAGATTAAACTGGAAAGGCGAGTCGATACCGAATAGCCCTGCCATATCTACTTTTTGCTGAATAGCGTCGGCGATAGGTTCTTTCATTTCCTCAAATACGTTGATGATTGTGTCATTCAATTTTTCTTTGGTACATGGGATAATTACCCCGATTTTGTGTGCTTCCATTTTAGCGGTCAAAAAAGACGCTACGGAAGTCTTGATACGTTTACCCTCTCCTACCCAGTAGGCACTTGGTGTATTAGCCCAAAAGGTAAACTCTTTTGTAGGAGCCGTCATAGGCTCTAGTTTTGATTGTGGGATCAATGCGGACCCCTTAGCCACAAAGCCCATGATACCGGTAGCCTTTTCGGTAGGTACGAAGCCCTGTAACTGATCTTTTAATACTACTTGCTGTGGCATTTCTTATTTCTCCTTTCCTATTGATGAACAGAATAAGCGGCCATGGCTGCGTAAATATCGGCAGGCGTTTTACTGTCGCCTGGTTTTCCGCCTGGAGGTGTATAGCTATAAGGCTCGCTACCTCCGCCGTTATCGCCCTCTTCTGTGCTCGGATCTTCTTCTTTAAACTGATCCTTATAACTTTCTTTTAAAGACTTAATGGCGTCTTTGTGCCCTGTGATCTTACCGTCTTTAAGTTCGATTTTTTCTAAATCAACACTAGAGATAAGTAAGTCGGGGTGGATAGCGCCCTCTTTTTTAAGCGCCTCCATGACCTGCTGCTTTTTCTCTACAGTTACTACGTCTTTATCGTACTTCTCCTGTAGCGCCTTGTTCGCGTCTTTGTACTTCTGTACTTCCGCTTGCAGGTCCTCGTCAGACGTATTAGACTTTTTAAGGGTTTCGATTGTCGCATTTGCCCCTTTAAGTTGTTCGTCTAACAATTCCTTTTGCCCTTTCAGTTTTTGATAACGCTTGTCGATGTCCTCCTCGCTAGACAAGTACAGTTTGGCGCCAGACATAGCCTTTACGATTTTTTCGATCTGTGCGTCCTCCAAGCCTTGGGCTTTTAAAAATGCTCTGTATTGCTCTTGTAAATCCATAGTATTCTTCTCCTCTCTTTCTACGCTTTTATACGTGTTTCGCTTCACACCGAATAGAGTTCTAGCCGTTGTTTTACGTCCACCTGCTAGCGACGGACAATATAAAAAGCGCACCGAGCAAGTGCGCTATTTATCAAATTTATTAAGTTTTTCTAGTTCTGGGTCTATGTACTTCTTTTTCCACTCGTCATAGTTTTTTTCATACAGATCGTAGTAGTCGTCTGTATTATCGTCGAAGCGCGTAGCCGCTTTAGTCGTACAACGACAACAAGTGTGCATAGGAGGGTAGTTCACTCCCTGCCTAGCCTTGTCGATACTTATAGGCTTTTTGGTTACTTCTCTACAAACACTACAGACCTTTCCGTCTTTAGCAGTCATAAAGTAGTATTCTTCTGTATTTGTTTCTTTGTAGGCGTTAAGCTGCGCCTGTTCTACGATGTTCGTAGCCTCAGTTCTTATTAGGCTTTCTGCACGCCACGCTAAGCCACCTCTGCCTAAGTGTTTTTCCTTGCCGAAACCAAAGGCTCTAAACTCACGGGCTATAACGTCTGGGTGCTTCCCCTGTATTAGCCCCTGTATAAGTTTTTCCTCTAATTTTTTCGAGAAGTCTCCGGATAAGTCCCATACTTTGCTACTGTAGTTCTTACCACTCCAAGGAGTGTCTAATATTTCACGTATAGCTTTCTCATTAAAGGCTGGTACTATCTGTTTTCTTGTAGGTGGTGCGCCCTTTATCGACTCATATAAGGCATTCATATAACCTACAGTATAAAGCGTAGAGATTGAGTCCCTCACGCTGGTATTAAGCAGTTCCTCTAAGTCGGAGGCATGACGCTTTATATTTGCCTTGAAAGCCTCTATACGTTGCACTCGGGCTCTTACACTCAAAGAGTGCAGCTCTTTTTTATACTTCTTAACATAATCAGAGTCGTGGTACTTATCAATGTAGTATTGCAGATCGCGCTGAAACTCCTTGCGTTCACTATCAGTAAGATACTGTAAGGCGTCCCAGTAATCCATTTTATTATCTACAGCGTACTTCATATAAATTCTGTGGATCTCGTGATCTAATGCCTCCACTGCTTCGGCTATTGCTTGCCTTACCCTTTCCACTTCGACGTCTGTAACCTCGTCGATCTTATCCTGTTTCTGCTTTTCTCGATCCGCCCAATACTCCTCACTTGTCATGGACTACTCCTCCTGTGTCTCTTTCTTTTCATAAGATCCAGGCTTAAAGTCTTTACTATAGTCGTCCTCTTCTGCGTGCTCAGCCTCCCATAGCTTGCGACACTTTTCTATGTCGTCCACGAATGGGTGGTTCGCCCATATGAGCTCCGTCGGAATAACGCCTACAGAGTCTTTACAGATCTGTGCGGTTTCTTGGTCGTTACTGATACGATTACGTGTAAAGGTAATGGATATAGGCTCTTTAATAGCAACGCCTTTATATTCGCATATAGCGCGGATCAGTTCCTTAAAGCCCGCTGTAAACTCTACTTCTTTGTCTCCTACTTTTAAGTCTAAATCACGATAGAAAAACTTTAGAGTTTGTCCGGAAGCATTACCTACACTCGTTACATCACGTGATAAGGCTTGCCCCGCGGTGTATATCTGCTTTTTAAGGTAGTCTAATAGACTGTTACGAGCTTCTACTGGTATATCAATAGTAAGAGTCCTTAGATCTCCGTTAGATCCGTCGATACCGTCATTTCCCACTGATACAGTCTTAAAGCGTTTCAGATCTTTTCTAAACTCATCGAGATCCTCGCCCCCATAGTTTTCCAGTATGTAGATAACTTGCTGTATATCCATTACGTCGTTGACGTAGCCACTTACGACTATGTCGTAGGCGTCTATTAAGCCTTGATATTTTGCAAGGTTACCTTGATGTCGATTATTATTAGGGAACATAATAAACGGTATTTTACCGTGTTTGTGATATATTGTTCCGTCGTCTTTCGCGCCTCCAAGAGTGAAACTGTCTCTATCTCCTGGGACAATGAAATACTCGCATGATGTATCGTCCCATACCTCTATACGTAGGTAGTGCTTTTTAGCGATCCCCTCCGTCCTTATTATAGGGTAATATCGTATAAGCCTCTCCACCTGTTCTTTTAAGCTGTCAGCCATAATAGGTATGACTTGGTCACTTGGCACAATGGCATACTCTATCGCCTTTTTGTTGACGTCTACCCAATAGTGCAGCCAGGCACAACCGCTATTACAAGCCTCAATATCCAGTTTACGGCTAGTTTTAAGAAAATCATCGCCAAGGGCTTTTACAATATCGGCATTTCCCGTTTCGGATCCTATGTCTATGATTGGCGCATAACTGAGCAGATAGTCTACCTCCTCGTCTGTTATGAGCTGGTGGAAGTTATGCGCGATACGGTTATCCGCCTTACGCAAAAGATCCTTGACGTCCTGTAAGACTCCACGCCTTAGGATAGGATTGTCTATATAGTAGTATTCGCGCGCTATAGCTATATCTTTGCGTCTATGTTGATCGTCAATAATTCGCTGTAGTACGTCCTTTTTTTCGTCTAATGATAATGACATGACCTTGCCTCCTATTCTTTTCCGCTTTTTAACACCTTAGTGCCTGTTACCTTGTAAGTCTCAACACAACCGGTTATACAATCTGGTACGTCGTCGTGTTCGTTGTCTCCGTCGCGCTGATATTTATATAACTGCTTTTCAAATTCGGGCCAGCGTTCCCGCCAGTTATACGGCATGATAACCTTATCCATGACCGTAGTAGCCTCGGAAATGATACGAGCCTTTTTGTTTTTTGACTGATGAAACCACCTAATGGCTACCCTCTTGTTAGGGTATAGCTTTTTAATCAAGGCGCGGACATTACGCGCAAACCCTTTACCACCGTTATTAGACTCGATGATAGCAAGGTTCACGTTATTGCGCGCCAGCATTGCCGCATTAGGTCGTTCTGTGTGCTCGTTGTTCTCTTGCGATAGATACACGTCGAGGACATACAAACAATCGAGGTAAACACCATAGACGATAGTAACGAGATAATCGTTACCCTCGTCGGCGGTGTCTGTGTAACTGCGTATATAATCAAAAAACGGAGGCAAAGACTTATAAGTCTTAAATTCTCCGTATAATCGTCCTTTAAGGTCAATAGGTTGCTGGTTGTAGTTCGCCTGTACGATGTCCTCGCCCATGGTGGCTTTTTTCTTTTCAAAGTCTGCACGGCTCAGCACCTCGTCGCATAGCATGGACCCGTCGGGTTGCTCTGCGGTAAAGGTAAGCTGGCGCACTTTATAGCCCGCCTTAGGCAATTCTTCTAGTGCACGTCCTGCCATATCGTCCGTAGCCCAGCGCGTCATTATTATAATGATTTTTGCGCCAGTCTCCAATCGTGAAAGCATGGTGTCAGTAAACCAGTCCCATATCTCTTGTTTACGCCCTTCATGATGTGCCTCATAGGCGTTTTTTATGGTGTCGTCAAGTATAAGCAAGTCAGCACCAAAACCAGTAGCCGTACCGTCTGGGGCTGTGGCTAAGTAAGAGTTATATCCTCCCTCAACGCTCCACATATCCTTAGCGCCGTCTCCGTACTTTATGCGGACGTCCGGGAAAATGTCGGAGAATATGATCTTATCCTCGTCGGCTTTTGTCTCGTCGATGTTGTTACGGACGTTCTTACTAAATGATGTGGATAGCGTCTTATTGTATGACCCTGTCATGACCTTTTTAGTGCGATCGTTGCCTAGCACCCATTCAACGAGTTTACCAGCTGTACGACTTTTCCCGTGTCTTGGTGGTTCACATACGATAAGTACGTCGTCGTCAGATCGTAAAAAAGCCTGCATTTCGTCGCAGGTCTTTTTTAGGTATGCTCTATCTGGTTTATAAAAATCTCCGGCCGTTACTTGGCAGTAACTAAAGAAGCCCTGCCTTGCTGCGAGGATCTTAGCCCTTTGGCGGATCCTCTCTCTTGCCTCAAGCATTTAGTCAAGCCCGGCAATCTTTCTAAGCTCTTCTTGACTTAATTCGGCCAGTTTCTCGTCAAGTGGGCTAGTGGCTATCACAGCGTCCACCTTATCGGTCGGCTTTTCTCCTACGGTGTCTCTTACCCAAGCCGCCGCCTTTACGTCTCCGGCAGCTGCACTCTGTATCATAGATATAGCAATAAGCGTTTGATTATCGCAGTCGTCCTCGTCAACGCCTAAGGCTAGCAGTGTTTCCTTTTGATCGGAGAGTCCAGGAGGTAGGTGTAGCAATAGCTCTAGTGTTTCTTTGAATTTCTTACGTTGCCTACGCACCTCTCCGCTCTTCTGTCCGCCTTTTTTTCCACGTTCTCGGGCTTCCTCTGTCGACGTTACCGGTCGTAAATTGGCAATGCTTTTTTCATTCACACTCATGCTACACCTCCTCTCTGGTAAAAAGAAAAAGAGGCCGTCAAGACCTCTTTACCTACTCATTCCATGTTATCAGTATAGCACTAAAAGCATGGGATTGAAAGACATTTTTTAAAATTTCTCTAAAATCGTAGAGATTGCCTGCTCCACAATGCGGTACAGAGCCTTGACGTTTCGTAGCCCTAAGGTCTCTGCGTGCTGTTCTGCGTTGCTGCAATTACCTACAATCACATAGGCATATACCGCTCTGTGCTGATCCTCGTCTAAGATCTCCAGCCAGTCGTCAACAAGATTAACATGGTAAGCGATTACCGCTAACTCTTTTTTTAACTCGTCCTGCTCCGCTATGGCCTGTATGATCCAGCTGTCTTTTGCGGACACGGTGCTACCTCCACCTCCGGATCCCATAGCTACGGCAGGTATGGCGCCATTAAGTTTATGATCGAGACGGGCTATCTTATCGTCTAGCCAGTCTTTCTTATGGCTATAATAGAGATAGTCCTGTAATTCATGCTTTACGTGTTGTCTCTTAAAATCTTGTGCCACTTCGGCACTTATACTTACTGCGTTCATTCTCTTCCTCCTCTATTCTTTGCTTGTAAACGCACTCTCTGCATATGGTTCTCATTGCCATATATCTTACTACTTCCGGCTCTGTACCTTGCGAATAATGATAAGTGCAACATCTATCAGTGATAGGACAATGGAAACGTGCCTGGCATACTTCACTATTACGTATAGTGTCTGGAAGCCCAGTACTTATAGGACTGGTTAGAGGCTTATTTACGATCATTGCCTTTTCCGATACTGCCAACTGGCAAGGGTACATACACTTATCAGTCATAATGTGCCACCATGCTTATAGTCTCCATTTCCCCCAATTCTATTTTTATATCTCGCTTTGTCCCTGGCGAGACTCTTTGACAGTTTCTAAAAGACTCACTCACATCGTCCCTAAGGCGCATAAGTTTAACAGCTGTCTTGTCCTCCGGCACGATTACAAAGGCATAGGCACCTAACTGTTTGATCTTATCGCATATCTTATCGTAAGCCCGCTTTGCCTCTTCCTGTACGAGATATTCGCCCAGTATATCGCCCGTAGGCAGGGCACGCAGTCTATAGCCGCTGTGCCTATATCCTCCAGGTTTTACGTGCGTAAAAGCTATGAGTTGTAATCTGCTGATTTCCTCAACGGTCTTAGAGCCGTCTTGGGTAACTATGCCGGATATTTTCATGAGTAGCACCCTCTACTTTTCCTCTGCTTCTCATAGATTACCATATCCACCTCGCGGGCTGATAGCCAAGACATAGGGAAGTATGCGCCGTCCTGTGGATACATGAAACACGCTTTCATTTCTTCGTCGCTTAGTCTAAGAGCGCAGTTCTTTACAGTCAGTTCTCGCAGGTGGTCTACTTCCATTTCCAGTTTATCCCGCAGATCCGCATAGTATGGAGAGTCTCGTTTATTGAGATACTCTCCAAACAAAGGACCCACCCATAGCCTAGACAGGACTCTTATACGGCTTGGAGACTCTGCATACTGTAGGCCAGTGTCGAGGTCTATAAGCCTCCACAGGTTAGTATCCTCATCGAAATAGACGCCAAAGCCGCAATGCCTATAGGTAAACGTCTCGCCTTTAACGACCTCCAGTATAGGCTCTCTGCCCGTTTTTATATCGTAGTGTGTCTTGCACACCCAAAAGTAATCATTTAGCATATGTCGCTCCTTTCAGTTTTTCAAACTCTTCTACCATAGCAGCGTAATGAAGTCCCTTAGCAAGATCAAGATACCGCTTTAAAACACTTGCGTTGTCCTCGATAGCCTGTAAGAGTTCTATCTTTCTTCCCGCAGTACATATAAGCCGACCTGTAGCGATGTCGGTCAGTACATAGTCCCATTTTCTGCGTTTATCTGTCAAATGCTCACGTCGATAGATCCCTAACTTATGTCCGTAGTATTCCGTTGTTTCCCCGGATACTACGCGAACGCATGGCCTATATATTGGCTTTGAGTCCTTGCCAATGTGTGAAAACTCTCTGTCATATATTGGGAAATTATCCCTTTTTAGTCTTATCGTCGTCATAATAACCCTCCTCGTAATAATCGGGATCGTTTTTGGATCCTCCATACAAGATAGCCCATATAAGCAATGAGCAGCCTATCCAAGCCGCTAGACCTAGTACCCATTGCATATCAGCACCACCTCCCAGTTTTTTAGAAACTTGTCTCTACGCCATTTTGGCATAGACATGATCCATACGAGATCTACTGTACTTGCCACCTTACGGCGCTTATGGCGTAGGATCATATACCCGTTTTGGTGTTCCGGTTTCACTCCGCCGCCTCCTTGCTCCAGTCAAGCGCCTGGCCGCACCATTGGCAGTAGTTAGGGTTCACTCTAATGTTAGGGTGCGCTATAGGTTCTTCACAATTAGGGCAGCACGCGTAGCCGTCCCACACTGGCGGTTTCTGTATATTCACAGGGCGCTTAGGTATATCACGCCCCGTTTTTATTTGTATCTCCATTGTTACTCCTCCTCTCTGAGCCACTTCTTAAGTTCTTCCTCTTTGTCGCATTTATCTTCAAGCGGACATATCTCGCAATTGCCCCCGTATATAAAGGCGCCAGGGCAAAAAGCCTCGCACGCGCCCTCTGCGGCATTAGCAATTACATAAGCTATCTCTTCTGCGTACTTCTCCGCGTTTTTCATGACTAATCGTCCTCCTCTGCTCTGTACTTAAAAATGAAGTTTAACGCTTTCCATAAGAGCCATGCTATGAATTCTTCGTATATTGTCTCTAAGGCTTCAATTATCGAAACAAGTAGACGCGGGAGAGATACAAGCGCCGTATATATCGACACTCTGGCCCTCCATGCGTTTTTACGCCACCATTTCGCTATCTTATACGCTCCCATGACTAATCGTCCTCCTCTAGCTTCAATCTTGCTTTAAGTGCTTCTATAAGTCTCTGCTGTGATCCATCTTTATGCTGTAAGTTTGCCACAGCGTCCTCGTCGTGTGTACCCTCACAGACGATATGATGTATAAGGACTTTTTGTCTCTGTCCTTGACGGTGTAGCCTTGCATTTGCCTGTTGGTAGAGTTCTAAGTTATCCAGCAGGCTAAACCAGATAATGATGTTACCCCCGTCTTGTAGGTTTAGACCATGCCCCATACTGGCAGGGTGCGCTAGAGCGACGTCGATTTCCCCATCGTTCCACGCCTGCCTATCCTTGGCAGTTTTTAGGCTACTGATCCTAAGTTTCTGCTTTGCCAAGCGATTTTTTATGCGGTCATAATCATGCTGGAACCAATAGAACACCATAACGGGCTTACCGTTGGCCGCCTCTATGAGCTCCTCCAGTTTATCTAACTTTTTACCATGTATCTCTTGTACTTCGTGGTCGTCGTCATACACGGCACCGTTAGCCATTTGGAGAAGTTTAAAGGATATTTGTCCGGCATTACTCGCTATAATAGGCACACCGTTCTCAACTAGCTGTATGGCTCTCTCTTTCGTAAGCTGATCGACAAGAGCCTGCTCCTTTTTTGATAGTTTGATTGTATCGTATATGTAGATAGCCTCGGGTACGTCTAGCCAATCCTCAGCGGATAGACTAATCACGATGTCTTTTATCTTCTCCTGTATCTCATACTCGGCAAAGTCTTTAGGCTCATAGGTAGAGTAGGTAACTTGACGATAGCCACCGCCTTTTTTTCTGGCTTGTGTGGTGTGCATTTCCTTGACGAAATATTTACGCTGGTACTCGCCTATCGTCTTGCCTAAGCGTTCTCCTCCGTCTATGAGGTATATCTGGCTCCACAGATCCATGAGCCCGTTTGGTTGTGGCGTACCTGTAAGACCTATGAAGTGCTTTACCTTGCCGGAGTCTATCACTTGCTTTAAGGCTCTAAAGCGATCGGAGTTAGAGGACTTAAAACTACTCAGTTCATCGACTACCACGGTATCAAAAGGCCAGTGATCGCCAAAGCCTGCTACAAGCCATGGCACGAGTTCCCTGTTAATGAGGTATATATCTGCGTCTTTCTCAAGCGCTTTTAGCCTTTGCTTTGGTGTGCCTAAGACCTTTGAAAACCTCAGCAGCCCTAAATGATCCCACTTTTTTTGTTCATTGGTCCAGGTATCCTCTGCGACCTTTTTAGGTGCAATAATGAGGATCCGCTCCATGGTATCATCGAAGCAGTCATACAAACGCTCGAACAGATACGTTAAAGTTATAACCGTCTTACCCATACCACAATCGAGGAAGAGCGCACCTTTATTTGTTTTCTCTAAGTGCTTGAGACTAATAGCCTGGTACTTATGTGGTACGAAGTGCCTAGCAATTTCAGACATTTCTAAGTCCTCCAGTACCTAGTACTAAGAAAGTCCACGATGAAGTCAGCCTCTTTTTTTGTACTTACTACTGCTGTAATTACCCCCTGCATTTGTAGTTCTTCCAGCCTTATTTTTTGTAATGCCCTAGGCTTTTTACCTGGCCGTTTTGTCTCAACGAATATCACACACCCCGAGAACACGACTATGCGATCTGGCATACCGTCATAACCAGGGGAAACAAACTTATAGCACTTTCCGCCTATCTTCTCTACCTGTTCTTTGAGGTAGTCCTCAATCTTAAACTCTCTTTTCTTAGGCTTCTTTGCGGGGTTAAAACCCTCTACAACTCCATTACTCATATATGATCCTCTCAAACATTATCGCTACGTCTCCGTTGTTCGATGTATGTTGGTAAGCGGGAAGAGGAGTGGGATAGTCTCCTACCACTTCTCCGTCTGTACCAATCTGTAGACCTTGTACGACTACATCGACGTTTCCTAAGACGTCTCTTTCTCCTTGTAACTTTTCTATCAGTTCGTCTAGTTTCATTTCTTTGCTCCTCCTCTCGCACTCTAGCATTTCTGTTTCACGGCTATTGTTTTCGCCATTATTACTCTGCGGTACACAAGGTAAACAACTTTTGCGCCTACGCGTATGGGTACGGGCATTTAGGCGTATGCTTTATCATTTTTACGCCTATTTCTTGCTTTTAGCCTTTTTAGTAAAATTTTGTAGTCTTTGTAGTCTTTAACGCTTTTATCCTTTGTTTATCGAGGTTTTTAGGTCTACAAGTAGGTACTACAATAGCAATACGCTTTGTAGTCTTTGTAGACGTCGCTATTTTGTAGCCCTTGTAGCCCTTGTAGACTTTGTAGTATTTATTACCTAATCTTGTAGTACCCTTTTGTAGCCTCGTTGGTTCCCGTATATTTTTCCGTATTTTGCTGGATACTTTGACTTTTCCCAGCCTGGCATTTTGTCTAGTAACTTGTTTATCTCCTTGGCTTCATAGTTGGTAAGGTCGCCGAGTTTCTTCTCGTAGACCTCGCACCATACCTCAGCCGCGCATACTTTTTCTCGTTGTACTTCGCCCTCTCCCGGATTGCTAAACGCTTCTCCATGGAGATAGTCTCTACGTTGGTACAGATCCATTTTAGCCCAGTCTTTAGGTAGTAGGGTGTCGAGGTAATCGGCAATAAGCCCAAGTTTAGGAGAGTCCTCTCCATGCGCTTCCTGGATTGCTTTCGCCTCTTCTTCCATTTCGGGATCAAGTTTCAGTTCTTCGCCTAACTCATAGTAGACTTTTGCCTCCGCCCATATCTGGTCCACGGTGGCTTTATCTAGTTCGTCAAACAGATTGTGCTCGGGCACACTGATTAGATCTACCACCCAGAAACGACGCCCTCCGGTGTCGTCCCTTAGAAATTGCTTTTCGTTTGTTGTACCTATGAAAATGTTCTGCCTTGGGAATTGCTCTACGCGCTCTCCGTATGCTTTACGGTAGCGGTCCTCACGCTTACTAAGAAATTGTTTCGTTGCCTCTACCTCGGACTTTTTGAGGGCGCTTAACTCGCCCATTTCCATGATCCACACGCCTTGTAGCTGCTCGTATGACTCTTTACCCGTTACACTTGTAAGTGAGTCCGAAAACCATTGTCTGCCTAGCCTATCGAATAGAGTAGACTTACCGATACCCTGCGGACCGCTGAGGGTCAGCATGGTATCAAACTTACAGCCTGGCTCATATACTCTAGCGACGGCCGCTACAAGTGTTTTATGCGTGACTGCCCTCGTGTACTCGGTGTCCTCTGCTCCTAAATAATCTATAAGCAGAGAGTCCACTCGCTCCACTCCGTCCCATTGGCACTCTTCCAGGTATTCACGAACCGGGTGGAATGTGTTACGGTTCGCTACGACTTTCAAGGCGTCGCGTATCTTTTCTTTTCCGATGATCTTGTAATTACTTTCGAGGAAGTGGCGCAGGTTAGCGTCGTCGCTGTCTCGCAGGGACTTATCCAGTTCTACCTTTACCTGTCTCCACGGCATTGATCTTAGGGCAACCTCCACACGATCAAACTCATTGTAGGCATATATGCCTTTAAGGCGTGGGTCATTCTCAAGTATCAGCACGATGTTGTCGATTGATGAGACCACCTGTCCTTTTTCTACTTCTAGTTTTTCGACCCATGAGTCGTCATACTCGCTTATATCCACATCGGAGAAATCGTCTTTTTCGAGACGTATTCCCTCCGATACGATCGTCTTTTTAGTACCTGGATCATCGGACGCAAACTTTATAGCCTCTTTGTAACTAGGTAACCTACTTACAGGAGTATTAGCCGGAGCGTCCTCGTCCAAGTGCCCGTACTTATGTATCCTCACAAGGTCAAAGGCGTTACATAACTGTTCTCCCGCGGGATCCGTTGAGTGGTTACTATAGGCGTACTTATCATCGTATATAACAAGCCCCGCACTGGTTGAACCGTTTATATAAGTATAACGATCCTCTATGTCGCATGGCTCGTATATATCGGAAAGGAACGTATCTATAGCCTCTTGTATCGTATAAGTACGGCAGAAAGCCCCTATAACTCCTTTTTTAGATAAGGGGTCCTCCTGCTTATCTTTTAGCGATTTTCTTTTATTTTTGCTACGGCTTGACTCGGGCCAGTAACTACAGTCGCTCCAATCTTCGTAAGTATCTAGGATCTCTTGCGGATCAAGCAGTGTGCCCTTTTGCACCTCAAAGACGTACTGCCCGTCTTTAGAGGTACTCGGCCAATACATTAGTCTTGACGGCTGATAGGTTGTATCGTCGAATAATTCTATCCCTATATCGTCGGCAATACGTCTCGCTATTGCTTCGTACTGCTCTGGCGTTACAGGCTTACGTAAAGGTATGATAAGTCTTAGTCTTGGACTCTTAGGTGTATGCTTGTGTGTGGAGTAGAGAGCCGCCGCATAATCGTTAAGCATTGTAAAGTCGTCCCAAAAGGTCTCCCCTGCATAATCTACGTCGAGGGTTATAAGGCTACGGTTTTTCACATTGCCTTTTAATCTTCTGCCGTTGGTAAGGTGTCCGCCGACAAAACCGCCTATATCCTTAATGCGGCCTTGATCGTCTTTAGACATCGCCTTATACTCCGTTATAGTCTCGTATGTTCTTGTGGTATCTTTGAGCCTGTCTAGCAGTTCTGGCCATGTCATTTCTTTGTTTTTCCAACTCTTATCTTTACGGCTTTTTCCGACTGCGATTTTTAACTTTATCATGCTTTCCTCTCCTCCTTTCTGCTACTGTTTTTTTTGTTCATTGCTTTAATCTTTCATGTAGTAGTCACTCACGAAGCCCTCGGCGTTTAGGATCAACCCAGGCGCCCATGAAATCGGTATACACATAATTTCTTTAATAAGTTTATATGTGCTTTCTGCTCCCTCTTTATCTACCTCTACTATAACTTCATCGTGTATATGGAACACGATTTTAAAGTGCACGTTTTCAAGCGCTAGCATGGCTCTAGCCAAGCAGTCCCTGGCTATTGCCTGCACGATGTTTTCCACCAGTTTTCCGCCGTAGGTATCAAGTTCGCACCATATCTTTCTCTCCTGGTGCATACCCATGTATTTGATCTTTGAGTAACGACCCTCTCCCTCGACCGTGGCGCCTTGGTAGGCTAAGCGCCTGCCATTCGGCAGCTGGATAAAGAGGATCTTGTTTTCATAGATAAATGAAACATCGTGCTTTTTTAGTTTCTGCGTTCTATGTGTTCTAATGGCTTTCTTGGCGCAATTCTCTACCTCTTGCCATAGAGCAGTAATGTGAGGGCTGGCTTTACGCCATTTCTTGATGATGTCCTGCATTTCCTCATCACTCAGCCCCATTTTTTCTCCGCCCATTTTTTTAAGTGCGCCTAGTCCTCCCTGGTATCCTAGAGCAAGTTCCGCGACCTTTCCTTTCTTACGTAGGTCAGATCCTTTAGTGACCTGCTCAATGGGTACGTGGAACATTTGAGACGCCGAGGCCTCGTAGATCTTCCCGGTAGTTGCGAAAACCTCCTGCCTCCATGTCTCGTCTGCGAGCCAAGCAATAACCCTCGCCTCAATAGCGGAGTAGTCACATACGACGAACGTCTTACCCTTAGGCGCGATGAATGCGGTACGTATTAGTTGGCTAAGTATATCGGGTACGTTGTCGTATAGCATATCCAAAGTCTCGAAGTCTTTAGCCTTTACTAAGTCCCTTACTTCGTCCAGTTCTTCGATGTTATTCCTTGGTAGGTTTTGCACCTGGACCAAACGTCCCGCCCACCTGCCTGTACGGTTTGCGCCATAGTACATAAGCACGCCACGTATGCGATCATCGCTACAGGCTGCGCGCTCCATGGTGTCGTATTTCTTGAGTGAAGTCTTAGTCATTTCCTGGCGTAGTTTTAACATTTCTCGGACGTCCGTATTTGCAGTTCTTCCAATAAGATCCGTTACGGCTTCTTTGTTTACAGACGTTACGCCGTCCTCCTGCTCTTTCAGCCAGCGCAGCAGCTGATTGTTGCTATTAGGGTTATCTAGCCCTGTGATTTCCTTAGCGCGTTCCATGAGTTCCGCCTGGTAGCCATTGTTATACTCGATGATGTCCTCCACGAGTTCCATATCAAGCATAGCGCCTCTGTCATTGATACGCTGATCCAGAGCATAGACTTTTTTTTCAATTTCCGGTACTGGGTACTGGCTTAACTTCTTTTCGATTTCCATTTCTGTGACTACGTCCTGCGCGTTATACTCACAATATAGATCCCAGCGAGCCATATCGTGATAGGGCATATTTCTTATGCGCCCCTGCGTCTTGCTAGGCACAGAGAAGTAACGTATAAGAGCCTTGCCTGTGCTTAATTTCTTTTTATCCTCTGTCAATCCTAAGGCTGATCCAACCTTTTCCAAAGAGCTAGGCAGTCCCAGGATAGACGCGTGAGCCATGGTACAAAACCACTGAGCCGGATCGAGAAAATTTTCGTAGTTTCCGTATAAATACTTTGTAAGACACACCCGCTCAAATTGTGCGTTGTGTGCCTCTTTGATGATATTAGAGTCTGTAAGTGCGTCTATAAAAGACTGTGGCAGTTCATCGCCGCAGGCGAGCTCGTAGGTTTCTACCGGCCCGCCGTTGTACGAGAAACTACATAACAGTATCGCGAAGTTAGGCGACTCTACATATTTATAGACGCCACAATCCTTTAGGCTTACATCGGAGTAAGTTTCAAGGTCTATAGACAGTATGTCTTTAGGTGTCGTCTGCATAAGGTTGACCTCTTAGTATTCGTCGTCCAGGTCGTCGTAATCGTCCTCATATTCGCTTAGATCGACGTCTTTAAAGTCCTGCTCAGCACTTGAAGCCCCACCTAAAGGATCTCCGTCTTTGATCTTCATGATTGAGGAAAGCCCAGCACTGATACCTTTATTCTGCTTATTGTCATAAACATAGAAATTGACACAAGCCAAGCCATAGCAGCCACTATAGAAACCGCGTTCGTCCTCGATCTTTTCTTTGTACTTGTCTACTACGTCCGGCTTAAATTTACTCTTCACATTCATGTAGTAGTGTCCTAAACGGTTAGGATCCTGCTCGCCTGTTTCTTCGTTGACGTACTCGTCGCCGTCACGTAAAGGTCCTTTGTATTTAGGCGGTACCTTGTTACCCCAGTAGTCCTTTTTAAGAGTATCTACCATTTTACGGATCTGTGTGATCGTCTTTTTATCACTCTTAGGAATAAGGATCATGCAAGTGTACTCGTCGTCTCCGTTGTCGTTTTGACGTGGGGTAAGCACGTTACAGAAACAGAAACGTACAAGTCCTGTATTCATTTTGTTAGTTTTATTTGTAGCCATTTTTATTTTCCTCCTGTTTGGTTTTTATTCTGTGTAAATTACAGTATATACCAGGTCATTACCTGCCATATTTGATAATATAAGATAGATTTCTCCGCCTATCTCTACTATCTTGTTTAGTTCTTCTTCGAGTGTAGTATCCTTACAGCAGGTAAACACTCTATAGCGATCAATCGGCATATTCGCTCACGTCCACATCGCCGAAGTCCCCGCCGGGCTTCCACTCTTCTTTTTTACTCTCTGCCTTGTCAATCGTTGGAGCGCCTGTCTGTTTCTCGTAAAGTCCGGCTGTGATTTCTTCAAAGCGTTTCTTGCCTACAAGTGGCTCCAGCTTAGTGCGAGCCAGTAGTTTTTTAGGTTCGTAGATAAGCGTCTCATTTACGCCCTCCGCAAGCAGCACGTCGATAAGTTTATCCTCGTCCTTTAAGATCGTCTGTGTACGTCCTGCTACGAGTTTAAGACCCTCAAACTTAACGCCCTCTTGCATTTCCTTGATAGCATAGGCTTTTACCTGCTTTAACCATTTTTCAATCGCTGAGGCGTCTCTAAGCACTTTAGCAAGTTCCCCATTGGAGGCGAGCTCTTCCGGTTTCATTTTTTGCAACTTCGTGATCTCTGTGTACTTTTCTAGGCGGTGTCTGCAAACAGCCGCAGCCTTGCAGAATTGGCAATGATCGCCGTCAATAAACGCACCAGTTCCGGCGAAAGCCTCCTGCGCTTTTGGGATAATTACTTCACGTCCCCACTCTTCTAGTTCTTCGAGTGTGAGTTCTTCATGACTATACCCTTTTTCAAGACGTGGCTGGCAGATATGCGTTACTACGTTTTCGATGTCGTAAATGTCCCCGTATAATTTAATTGATCCTAAAGCATAAAGCCTTAACTGCTCATTGCCTATAGCACTAACAGGTACGCCTTTACCATATTTAAGGTCAATGATGTGTAAGGTATCTCCGCTAATGATAATAACGTCGCCAGTTCCGAAGCCCTCTGGTACATAGTCGCTAAAATCTGTACGCGTTTCAAGGAACATAACAGCGTCCCCGTCTTTTTTTTGTCGTTCCTCAAACAATCCCCATACGTAGTCGATATACGGCTGGATATTGCGAGCAATCTCCTTAACTTCTTCGTTTTTAAAGGCTGGACGTCTGCGTCCTTCTATTAAAGCTCTGAGGATCTTTTCTGCTGTTTCGTGTGCTTTTGTGCCCTCCTCAGCATAGGCACTTGTAAGCTCTGGGAAATACTCCTCTAAGCGAGCGCTTGGCGTACAAGCGAGCCAGCGCTTGGCACCAGACGCGCTAAGTAGCGCGTGGTCCCTTTCAGCGTGGTTAATCTGTTCCATGTTCTTCCTCCTTTGTTGGCGTGATCATTACCGCATACTCATTGTTTTTTAATTGGATAATATCATCGGGCGCATAAAGGTTATTACTGCATGGTGCTTTTGCTAAGTGGCTAAGTATCCTCTTTAGAGTTGTATTTCTTGAACATGGTTCTTCAAAAGCGGGATAGCCAGTCGCTAAGTCAATAAGGCAACAGTAACTTCTTGTGCTTTTAGGCCGCACAGAGTAAGGTTCTCTTTTGACCTCTCCTCTGTAACTAGATACCATAAAGTGGGATATTGAAATCCTATTTGCAATCGCTATGATGATGTCGCCATTATTAAGCGATAGTTTCCTGTCCTCGTCAAAACTATTTAGGCCTTGTACCCTTATCGTAGCCATGCTTAGTCCTCCAACCCTGCTCTTAAACGATCCTCGATGTCGTTATAGTATCCTTTTTCAATGAGGGACAGTTTCGTCTGTCCGGCGATTTCGCTAAGGATTGCACCGACTTTTACACCTGCGTTTTTAGCCTTAGCGGCCAAGGCGCGTAATTCTGAGAGGGTAAGTCTAGGCTCGTCGTCTGTAACTTCGTCGATTTCGTAGTCGTCCTCTTCCTCCTCATCGCTTTCCTCAGCCTCAAGTGCTTTCTTTTTCTTTAGGTATTCCGCCTTTGATAAGTGCTCTCCCTCTAGGGTGGCATTACCCTTTTTGGCGATTGTTACGTCCTCATTCTCTTCCTCTTCTACGACTGCTTTCTTTAAGTCCGCCAATGCTTTCTTAAAGTCTTTAGTCGCTTTTGCCCAGTCTTTAGGTTCGATAGCACTATACTTTTTATCATCGCCAACGTATTTATGTAGCACCTTGTTATATGCTTTCTCGTCTGCGTCGCGTAGTTTCTGTGCCAATTTTGCAAGATCCTGGAACATAGTGTACTTAGTAGGATCATCGCCCTTTGGCATGGTTGCCATTTCTGAGTCATTAAGGCTGGTAGGATCATTGGCCGGCTGTCCTGCTGGTGCCTTGTCTGTAAAAGTGATACCTTTGTTTGATCCTAAGGCTTTCGCCAGGTTGTCGATTGCTGAGGCTAACTCCTTTGCCTCTACATAAACTTTGATTTCCATTGTGTCGTCCTCCTTTTATTTTCAATGGTTATATAGCCACAGGCTTACTCTTCATACGCTGAGAGTTCCTCGCCTGTTAAGCCGCTTTGCAAGTGTTGTATCTGGTTTCTTAGATAGTCATTTTCTTTAAGCAGTTCTGTGATCTGATCCATAGAGGCTTTAGCATTGTTTTCTGCCTCCTGTACCTTTTCCTCTAACTGCTTTATTTGGTACTTATAGCCCTTTTCTATTTGGGCTTGCTGGTCTTTAATCAGCTTGATTTCTTCCTTTGTCATATATGGACCTCCATAATGTGGCGATCTGTTCCGCGTCTTTGCTTTCGCTCCATTTAGCCCGTACTTGCGATACTGTATTTCGTACACCTACGTACTCTATGGATCCGTCAGCATAGGCTCGCATAAGTTTATACATCTCTTCTATGCCTTGCTCTGGGCTGTCATATAAGCAATATCCGCCGGAACAGGTAATGCCCGCTGGATTGTAGCCATTGATCCATGGTAGGCTTTCTTTTCCCCAACCTGTTTCCCATATGAATACCGCTAGGATAAAGCCGGGGTCTATCTGGTATGTTTGAGATAAATCGTATAGGTATGTAGGGTCATAAAACTGCGTGAGTTTAGTATCCTGCATAAACATTATGAGAGACTCCTTAGGAGTGATAACCTCGTCTATGCGTGTATCTACTCCTATTTCTCTTCATTCGCCTGGTGGTGCTTCGCTGAGCAGTTCAATTTCTTCTAGCGCACTATCGTAGAGCGCTTTGTAAATGTCTCGCTCCTCTATTGCACTCTCTCTTAATTCAAGAGCATGATCTGTCATGCTCTCGCTCAAAGCAAGACGCATAACGCTTAGCAGGCATAGCACAATTAGCATTAGTATAAGCATTGTCTCAATCCAGAGAGCCGTTGCTACGGCAGTCTTTGAAATTCCTTTGACACTTTCCTCAGCTTCCTGTTTCATACCTGCGAAAAAGTTCTTTATCTTCTCCATTGTTCCTCCTTATAAAACGCCTATTTTATGTAGAAACACGAGCCCTGCTTTTACTTCGTCCGGGATCTCGTTATCCTCGCCGTCCTTTTCTTCTTTACCCGTCATGTTTTCAGCTGCGGCGTCGATAATTTCGTGTAGTATTTCTTTTGGGACTTCGCAATCGCGCATTAAATTTTGTGCAATATCCCCGAAGAGCTGTAGTAGATCGTCGCCAGTCCCCATTACTTCACTACTACAAGCGTGAGCCTCTTGGGTTTTCTCGATCATTTCGATACTGATTTTTGCGATTGTGTTTTTTTTGTTCATGGTTTTTACCTCTTACTTTCTAATTTTGCCGCGGATATTACGCCCTCCGTGGTTAGGCCTAAAAACTTGAGCATACGCTTAGCAAGGATCACGTCTCGGCAGTTCTCTAGCCCCTCTGTCCTCACTTCTTTGCGTATCTTTTGGTAAATCTCCGCCGCCTTATTTTTACCGCAGGGGACAAAGGCTTTTACATCAGCCTGTGTTAAGTATCCACGCTGTATAAAGGCTAAGCGCACAGTGTTAATATTCGACGTGTCTAGTTTTCGTCTAGCCATGTTCTCGTCGCCTCCTTACGATGTATTGTCTTTGTGTCGTCTAAACATATGACTACTCCTCTTCCGTCCTAGATATGGCCGTATCTAGGACCTCTTGTATTTTCTTTTTGAGTTCCCAGTCCTCGCAATCTTCCTCGTAGCCGTCGGTATGTCTGCCCCTCTCTGCTATGAGTTTAAACTTAATATCGCAGTAGAATTTATTACCGCCCGCGTGTACGCAGTTTTCACAACTTACGCAAGAGCGATCGGTTGTAAAGCCAGGCAGGCATATAAGAGCCTGTAAGATAAAAGCTTCTCGTGGTACGGCCACCGTGATACTATTACCAAAGATTTTATAGAGTTGTGAGTCGCTGATACCCTCTAGCCTATCGAAAGTCTCATCGCTAAAGTCCTGTAGCCTGCCATACTCTCGTGGAGTAAGTTTCCTTATTGCTAGATCCTCCTCGATTACATAGTTATCTTTCGTTACGGTTGTAAGTGTATTGCTCATACCCTTTTTATTTACCTCTAGGCGTTGCTGTACCTTAACGCCAGGAGTTCGATCGCCTGGGTTATCGGGGTTGCGTCCTCTACTAGCTGCGATACACGGCAGCACCACCGCCTGCTCGCACTGTGTGGTAAGCGTATGTGCTACTCCTTTTCCAACTCGCCCACGTCTGCTTTTTGAGTTAGGGTAATTGATATTGATTGAGTCGCCCGCTTTGGCTACCGCATAGCCCTGTTTGGTCGCTTCCCTTACCAATATCTCCCCCCCCCCTCTTGTTCTTGCTCTACGGCGATGAACGGCCTAAAGCCTGTAACACAGGCGGGCGCAATACCACTACTTGCGTATATCCTGTCTTGCAGACTAGGCTGTTTCCCATTGACCTTTGAGTTTAGGCACTTGGTTTTCTTGTCTACGATCTTTACCTCAAGACCGCCACCTCCGCAGGTGTTCAATGTCGGAGAGATCCCTCCAGGATCGTATATACGTCCGCGCTGTGGGTTTTTAAAGTTACCTGTGTTTACGATGTTACCTATCTGTTTTATCTTCTTATCGGTCATAGACTGTGTTGTCAGTAGGGGCTAGCGCTCCATTGGCTCTTAGCGTACTAGCAAGCCCCCCCCCTGTCCCTCACTTTCCATATAAAGCCTGTGCCCTTAGCCTTATGCTTTTCATTGTGTGCAAGAAAGCCAGATATGCACTTATCAGATAGGTAATACTTTTCGGCAACTATGGGCTCTAATATATCGCCCAAGCAAAGATAGAGAGGTCTTGGATCCTCAAAGTAAAATAGGCTATTTTCTAGGTTCTCCCCCCCTTGAGGCTTACGATAAATACTCTTTGCCTATTCTGGGGGATACCATAATCGCATGAGTTTAGGACTTTCCAGTGATTTTCATAGCCCGCCATTTCAAGACTCCCGAGCACTATTCCAAACTCTTCCGTAAACTTTTTACTTACTAGGTTTTTTACGTTTTCGGCGATTGCTATACTTGGATCTGTAGCCTCTATAACGTCCATAGCATTATAGAATAGCCCCGATCTCGTTTGTTCTCCGTTATGCTCAAAGCCTTTTCCCTTTCCTGCTACAGATATGTCCTGGCAGGGAAAGCCGTATGTAATAAGATCGAGTTTCTTAGGCAGGCTCGATAGATCAACCTGTGTAATATCTCCCAGGTTGCGCTCTGGCTCTATGTCATGCGCTTGGCAGTAGGCTTTTGTAGCGTACTTATCAACTTCGCAAAAGAACGCTAAGTCGTAAGGTATGCCTAAGTCTTGTAAAGCTTCCTCAAAGGCGCCTACACCACTGAATAAACTTCCATACTGTATAGGCTTCATTAGTCTACCTCCTCGCACTCTATCCCTAGCACCTCGTAACTTTCTTTGAATAACTTAATCGTGTAATTTCTCTGCGCGGTGTTGAGTAAGTCTAGTTCTTTTACTGTCTCCCCGTATTTAGCCCCATAAGGGCACCCCATACACCCAGTACGATCTACATATTCGTAAATCTTAGGTATCTCGATCCCATAAATAGCGTAGATAAGATCGAGCAGGTCGTTGTCAAGATCCCATAATGGCGTAAAACGTCCCGTCTTATGTAAGCAGCCTTTGTATTGGGCTGTTCGTAGTTTAGACTCCTTAGCCCTAACGCCTAATATTGCCTTTTTACCGGTTTCTTTTTCATATAGCTTAAAGGGTCTCTTTTTTAGGTATAGGCAACACTTAGGCGATACTTTATGTAGACTGCCAGAGAGTAAATGCTCACGAGCCTTTTTATTAAGGTTAAAGCTCGACCTGTGCATTTTACCGTCTTTCCCTAGAAATGTTTTTCCATTCACGCGTTCCATAAGAGAAGCGGATCTGCAACCATTTTGATAACGCATTATAAATTCGTCTTGGATCTTGCTAAAGCATGGACTCCCGTATAGCTCTTTGACCTCAAGAGGCTTTAATTCCGGGATAAGAACTTCATCGGCATATTTATACATACGCTCTCTAATTTCTTGGTGCTCCATAGTCGTATTGCAAGCGACTATTTTTATACTGTCATTCTTTAGAATATTTTTTATAAACCAGAATAAGAAATGACTATCCTTTCCTCCAGAATAAGACAGATAATAGTTTTCTAACCCTTTTGACTTATCTAAGGCTAAAAATCTGCTTTTGAGGTCCATTAGGTAAAATTGCGCACGTTGTTTTTCTTCTTCTGTGAAATTTTTTGATACTGGGATCATTCTATCCCTCCTTAATTGTGTCGTCTAAAAAGGCTTAGATCATCGCTAATTTATTCGGTTGTGTGATCTAAGCCTATGGGTCTATCCGCACTGAGCAGGTACGCTACCGTGTGGATAATTGGCCTTTTTATGGTCGGCGATTGCTGGCGTTTCCGCTAACTGTAAGCCTACCAATATGTCAGCCGCTCGTTGCTTGTTAGGCGCAGACAGTTTCTTTACAACACTCGTGATGAAACTTTCTACGTCCTGCTTTTCTTCTTTGTAGTCGAGCATACTTTCTCGCCTCCTTTGTTTACTTTCTAGGTCTCGAGCCCTAGCGACTATCAGCCTGTCTATGCAAGGAGGATAGACTGATAGTCGTTAAGGCTTAAAGCCTTAATCTACTTCCTCAAGTTCGCTCACTTGAGTTTCTATTTCATCATAAATACTTTCGAGAGTGTCTACGTTTTCCTGTAGGTGTTCTCCCCGTTCACTTTCCTGTAAACCCTCGGGCATATTTTCATATGCTGTATCTTCTTCGTCTTTGATTTCCTCAATGATTGCCAAAGCCTCGTTAAGTTTCTCTATGGCTTCGTCACGTCTTTTTCTTCTTTGAGCATTCATATTTATGCCTCCCTATCTTGGTCCTCTATGGCAACCTTTATATTGACTACGGTTACAGTATAGATGACTTTGGTAACTTTGTCAATAGATTTTTAGAAAAAAGTTGACTTTGGTAACTAAACGGCGTAATATATAGGCAAGGAGGTGTAATAATGGGAAATAGCCAGGCTGAAAGAGTCAAGTGTCTTAGAGCTATATTGGAATTAAGCCAGGAGGCTTTTGGCAACAAGTTAGGCGTTACAAAAACTGCTATTTCTAGGATAGAGAAAGCAGAGAGAAGTTTAACCGATCAAATGGCAAAAGCAATATGCCGAGAGTTTAATGTAAACTGGGCGTGGCTCACTGAGGGTATAGGAGATATGTTCTCCGACTTGCCGGAGACTCTCTTAGACGAGGTGGCGGAAGAATACGACTTAGACGACACCGATAAACTGCTTGTAAAAAGATATATGCAGCTGTCGCATGAGAAACGAGCCGTCATAAAGGAGTACCTGGAAAGTGTCTTTGTAAAAGAAAAAGGCGGATAGACCGCCTCCCTTATGCTATTTGCTCAAGAAGTGCTTTTGCACAAATTCGCAGATAGCTTTAAGTGCTTTGTTATCTTCAATATGATCTAACATATCATTGATAACACGCTTATAATCGCTGTTGCTCATACCTTTACCTCCCCTCAACAAAAAAAGAGCCCGGAGGCTCTATGGTACATATGAGTAAGGCACCACCTCCTTTGTTAAAAAGGTGTTGTCGAGAGGCATAGTAATTATTATATCAAAAAGTTTTACATCGTGAATACTGGAAAAGATTACCAGTAAGAAAGGACAAAAGCATGAGAAGAAAAGGAAAGCATACCGTAACGAAAATCATCATAGCAGTATTCGCTATAGCTTTTATATCGGGTACCGTCTACGCAGTGGCTAATCAAGATAAGCTCAATTCCGGCGTTAAGGACAAGCAAAGCAACATGGACTATTATAATACCGTACAAACTTATTTAAACACTAATGTTTATACAGGCGCTAAAATCAAAATATCCGATAGCAAGACTTGGGAAGAAGAGGGGCTACAAGAAGTACAGGGCGTTTTTGAAGTTGGAGAAACTGAACATACTTACCACGTTAGATTTGCAGGTAAGGACATTGTTCTAGTAACCGTAGACAATGAAAAAATTCTAAGTGATATGGATAAACAGCTTGAGTATATGGACTCAATCGACAAATAAAAAAAAGATACTCTCCGCCGGCCAGCAGAGAGTATCGGAGTGTCTTATATATGTTTAGACGACACAATCATAAGACACTCCTATTATAGCAGAAATAGCCTATAAATGATAGGAGGTTTTTAATATGTCTCAGCATAAAGACAAGGTTACTGGCAAGTGGTATTACACCGGGAAATATCGGGATATGTTAGGCAAGCGCCACGACTATAAAAAGAGAGGCTTTGCGACTAAGAAAGAAGCAAAAGACGCAGAGATTACCTTTTTACAAAAACTAAAGGGCGGCTACGGACGTATCAAGTTTGAGGATCTTACAGAGTTATATAACCAGGAGATCGCAAAGCAGAAAAAAGGCGCTACAGTCAAGTCTTACAAGTCTATGCAAAAGAATTACTTATTGCCCTATTTCACAGGTATGTATATAGATAAAATAACGCCGCTAGATATAAGTAAATGGAGCGAGCACTGCGCCCACCTAACGAAAGCAAACGGAGAGCCTAAGTGCAGTCCAGACTATATAAAAAATCAATATCTTTTACTCTATGGTATGTTTAGCTTCGCGATAGATCACAAGCTCGTAACAGAGAACCCATGTAAGAGTACGACGTGGTACCAGGATCCTAACGCTCTTCCAAACGATCCGCCAAGTAAGGATAACTATTGGGAGATAGAAATGTTTTATGATTTCATGGAAACTATAAGCGATCCCTTTTGGAACGATCTATACGAGATTATAGAGGGCTTCGGTTTACGTGTTGGCGAGTTATGCTCCTTGCAGTTCTCTAAAATCTTTTTTAACACTAAACAGATTAAGATAGATTGTACTTACTCAAACAGTACAGGAAAGATAGGACCTCCTAAGTCCCCTAACTCTTACAGAACCATAGAGGGTACAGAGTACCATATGGGGATACTAAAGCGTAGATACGAAGCCGCACAAAAGATAGACGGCTTTAACGAGGACTACTTCGTGTTTGGGGATCTAACCCATTTAAGACCGGACGTAATAAGAGCACAACTTGAGGCTGATATATTAGCCGCAGGCGATGAGTTTAAAAGGATAACACCCCATGGACTGCGCCATACACACGCCTCCCACTTATTGAGTAACCCATTGATCCCAGAGCAACTCATAGCAGAACGTCTCGGGCATACGATAGAAGTATTACGCAGAACATACTCACATATCTATGAAAAGCACAGGAAAAGCATGGTTTTATACCTGGAGGAACGTCCGCAAAGAGTACGAAAAAGTAAAAAAGAAATTGTTTTGTCGTCCGAATGTCGTCCAATGCTAAACTAG